TAATGAGGACATTGATGCTGCTTTTGCTGCTGAATTTAATGAAGAAACTATCTATGAAGTTGAAATTGAAGAGTCTGAACCCGAAGGATGGAGTCCTATGGATGAAGAAGAAGATTCAGAAATGGGTGATTTTCAATTAGAAGAAGATGATGAATTCTATGAAACGAATCAATTTGATGAAGCAGAACTCTATGAAATGGATGATGTTGATTTATCTGAGTTTGAATTAGAAGAAGAGGATGAATTATATGAAATGGGTGATGATTTAATGGAAGCTAAAAAATCAAAAAAGCCAAAAGGAATCACTAAAGGTTCTGGACCTAAATTCAAATATGATTCAAAACCAAATATGTCTGGTGGTTTTAAAGAAAAAATGAAACAAGGTCTTAGAAGTGTAGGTACTGGTAAAGTACCAAAAGACCTTTATAAAGACTCACCAAGTTTTGATGGTGAATTCAATAAAAAACCTACAAAATCTAAAGACGTAAAAGGTGGTATGATGACAAAACCTAAAAAGGTTGAAACAAAAGAAGCTTCACGTACTTTAGGTAATGGAAAATATTGGGGAAGAGAAGGTCTACCAAAACCAAAAGCTGCACCTCGTCACATCAGAAAAGAATCAGTTGATACACAAGAATTAAATTTACTTAGAGAAAAAAATGAAGAGTACAGAAAAGCATTAAACATTTTTAGAAATAAACTTAATGAAGTTGCAATCTTCAATTCAAACTTGGCGTACGCAACTAGATTATTTACTGAACATTCAACTTCAAAACAAGAAAAAGTTAACATTCTAAAAAGATTTGATGGTGTAGAAACTCTTAAAGAATCTAAAAATCTTTACAAAGTAATTAAAGACGAATTATCACACACTAAGACTCAACAAGTTAACGAATCTGTTGAAAGAACAATACAAAAATCACCATCAACAGGTTCAGCAATTAATTTGATTGAATCAAAAACTTACGAAAATCCTCAATTCTTGAGAATGAAGGATTTGATGTCAAAATTAAAATAAAATAAACCAAAAAAACAAAACAAATACAAAATGGGAGCATTATTAGAAAGCGGTCTTGTTGGTAACATTGGTTTGAAACACCTTAAAGTTATCAAAGAAGATACTATTAACAAATGGGATAGATTAGGATTCCTTGAAGGTCTTAAAGGCCACCTAAAAGAAAACGTAGCTCAGTTATATGAAAACCAAGCTTCTCACCTTATTAACGAAGCAACTTCTGATGGGTCATCTGGTTCATTCGAAACTGTTGTATTCCCTATCGTAAGAAGAGTTTTCTCTAAATTGTTAGCTAACGATATCGTATCTGTACAAGCTATGAACTTACCTATCGGTAAATTGTTCTACTTCGTACCTAAAATCCAAGGTTATTCTGGTGGTACAATCAATGCTAATGGTTACCCACAATCATCAGGCGACCATTACTCTCCTATAGGTAGTCCAGGTTATTATCCTGGTGACCCTAATGCTGGTTATACTACAGGTAGTGGTGACTATAACCCTACTTATACAAAAAATCTTTACGATTTATTCTACGAAGGTAATGAAGCTGGTTTAGAACCTGCTGGTCTATTTGACTACTCAAAAGGTCGTTGGTCAGCATTAACACAAAGTACTTCTTTATTAAAATGGTCTAATGGTGCTTTAGTTGATTATCAAATCACTGAAGAAACTGAAACTAGAAAACTTATTATGAAACTTTGTGGATGGAATAGTTATGCTGGTTGGGGTAAACTAATTGGTCCTGATGGTGCTGAGGTTGATTCTGAAACTTTCTTATCTGACTTAAGAATCATCAGAGGTACTGGTATTTCTGCGAGTACAACACCTTGTGATACAATGGGTCTAAGTACTTCAACTTATCCTAACTTATTATTCAGAGTTGTTACTCAACAATATGGTAAATCAATTGTTAATCCAACTTCAACTAGAACTCAAACTACATTCCCTGGTACAGGTAATGGTGGTTCATTTGACAACATTTGTGACCCTGAAGGTTGTATCTACTTAGAAGTTGACTTATCTTGTCCTGCTTGTGCAACATGTGGTGACTCTTCTTTAGATGGTTACACTGGAACAACTATTTTCTCTGCGGCTTCTGCAACATCTTTCACAGCTGTTTGGAGAAGATACGAAGAACTTGAATTTGAAGATAAAATCGGTGAAGTTTCTTTCGACCTTGAATCAGTTACTGTTTCTGTTTCTGAAAGAAAACTTAGAGCTCAATGGTCTCCTGAGTTAGCTCAAGACGTTGCGGCATTCCATAACATTGATGCTGAAGCTGAATTAACAGCTCTTCTTTCTGAGCAAGTTGCAGCTGAAATCGATAGAGAAATCCTTCGTGACCTTAGAAAAGGTGCCGCTTGGAATCTAAGATGGGATTACAACGGATGGAGAAGAATTGCTCAAACAACTTCTTACACTCAAAAAGACTGGAATCAAACGTTGATTACAGCTATCAACCAACTTTCTGCTCAAATCCACAAATCAACTCTTAGAGGTGGTGCTAACTGGATTGTTGTTTCTTCTGAGGTTTCTGCAATCTTTGATGACTTGGAATACTTCCACGTATCAAATGCTTCTCCTGAGCAAGACCAATACAACATGGGTATTGAAAGAGTAGGTACATTAGCTGGTAGATACCAAGTATATCGTGACCCTTACTTCCCACCTAACCAAGTGTTAATCGGACATAAAGGTACTTCACTTCTTGATACTGGTTACATCTACGCTCCGTATGTTCCACTTCAATTAACTCCAACAATGTATAATCCATTCAACTTTACTCCTATCAAGGGTATTATGACTAGATACGCGAAAAAAATGGTGAACAACCGCTTCTATGCGAGAATTACAGTTGATGGTGTTAGAACATTCGACTTACAAGAATTGAGATAGTAAATCTTAATAAAAAATGACGAGAGGGACAAGTTTTTGTCCCTCTTTTTTTTATTTTAAATTTAAATAATTGACTTTATGTTTATATTATTTATATTTAAAATATATGAAACGAATAGAATTAAATATTGAAACAATTAATGAAATTATCAGATTATACAACGATGAAATGTTGGGTAGTCCATCTATTTCAGAAAAATTAGGTATAAAAAAACATATTGTTTTACGCATATTAAAAGAAAACAATGTCAAAGTTGGTGTACCTGGTCAAAAATTTAAAGGAGGTAAAAAAATTGCAAATAAAAAATACCTAATTAAAAATAAAGAAAGATTGACTGAGTATCATAAAGAGTGGTCAAAAGAAAATAGAGACCGACTTAATGAATATCATAAAGAGTGGAGGGAAAAGAATATTGACAAACATAGAGAGAAAAAACGTAACTACCAAAAACATAAGAGACACACTGACCCAATCTACAAACTAATATCTAATTTTAGAACAGCAATCTATATTGTTCTAAAAGAAAACAAATTGGATAAGTATTCCAACTATTTCAATATGGTAGGGTATTCCGCATTAGATTTAAAAGAACATTTAGAGAAACAATTTACTGATGGTATGACTTGGGAGAATTATGGTGAATGGCATATTGACCATATAAAACCAATATCATTGTTTGTATTTGAAAGTGTGGATGATAAAGAGTTTAAAGAGTGTTGGTCTTTGAATAATTTACAACCAATGTGGGGTGTTGAGAATATTAAAAAGAGTAATAGAATTTTATGGTTTTTTTTGTAATTAAAGATATTTATAATAAAAATATTCAAACTATGAAAAAATTATATTATTTAGACAAAGAAGAAAAAAATAGAATATTAAATCTACACGAAAGTAGTACAAGAAAACAATATTTGATGAATGAACAAACAGCTGGTAGTGCACTTTATGCAACAGCTGGTGCGGCAGCCACAGGCGCAGCAATTGGATCAGTAGTTCCTGTGGTTGGTACTGCAGTTGGTGCTGTTGTTGGGGGAGCGATAGGATTAATATCAAGTATTGGTAGTGGTATTAATAGGGGAGCATTCAATAGTACTATAACTCAAATTTGTTCAACTGGTGCAGGTAAACCAACATTAAATGGTGGACAATTAATGGATATTGCAAAAAAAATAAACGAATTTATTAATTATTGGAGCTTGGATGGTTATGCTACAAATAAAAGTAGAGCAGGTATTAAACAAACATTAGGTGAAATTCCGACAGTACCTGATTTATGTGGTGTTATGACAAAATATAAAGATATTTATAACATCGGTTTACTCGCTGACCTTACAAGAGAGATATATAAAGACACAAATTGGACTGATACAGTTAAATTCCCATTGATGAAAGCTATTGAAGCTTCAAAAGAGGCTACAGCAAAGGCTCAAGCTTCTAGTGCTAAAGGAGGTTTAAAAGCCATTG